GTGGAAACGACTCCCGTAAATTACTTGAGTATAGCCTTTAACAATTAGTGTATCATGGGCAGAGATCCTAACCACCGGGTGCGTGCGGCTATGAAGGCGACAGGCAAGTCGCGTGCTCAGACGTACCGCGACCTAGCGGCCGCCAGGCCTGCAACGACCGCTCCGCTGATAAGGGCAAAAGGTGGCGGGCTGGACGTCGAGATCCAAAGGCTTGAGGATCTGGCGGCGAGCCTGGGTGAATCGGCAAAGGACGACACGCGGGCGGATCGATCCGAGCTAATTAGTAACTACACAAAGCTGGTAGAGGCGTTGCGCAGAATGAAGGGCGACAGGCCGGACATCGATCAAGCAGAGGGCACGATGGTGCCGGTGGATGAGGCCGACAAGGTACTGGGCGCAAGGGATAACGCGCTTATCCCGCTACTTAAAGGGATGGCCAAGCGGCTTGCCCCCATCTGCGCTAACAAGCCAGCGGCAGAGGTTGAGGCAGACGTCGAGAACGAGGTGGGCCAAATTATGCGGCAGGTCGAGGCCGCACTGTGACAAAGGCGCAGACCGAGCTGCGACGCCGAGCACGACAGCGCTGGCACTACGAGAAGCCGCCAGGGGTGATTCAGTGGGCAGAGCGCAACATCCAGCTCGATAGCCGGCTGACTGCTCGCCCCGGACTTTACAGCACGACGTGGACGCCTTACGTGCGGGGCGTACTGGAAGCGCTGGCCGATCCGGGCGTTCATACCGTCACGCTTTGCTGGGGATCGCAAACAGGCAAGACGCTTACGCTAGCAGTATGGTTAGCCTACCGAATTGCGAACGACCCAGCGCCAGCGCTGCTGGTTATGCCTAACGCAGACTTGGCCCGCTCTTATAGCGAGACGCGACTAACTCCCATATTTGAGAAGTGCAGGCCGGTAAAGCAACTATTTCCGCAGGACATGGACGACCTAAAAATCCTCGAGATGCAGTTTGCGACCATGACGCTTTCTTTGGTGGGATCAAACAGCCCGGCCAATCTTTCCTCGCGACCGATTTGCTTGGCCGTTTTGGATGAGCTGGATTCTTTTGCCGCGCCATCCGAAAAAGACGCAGCCGCTTACTCGCTAGCCTTAGAGCGCACTAAGGCGTTTCCGCAGCGTAAGCACGTGCTGACGAGCACGCCGACGTTGAACACCGGCGACATCTGGATAAACTATCAGGCGGGCAGCCAAGAAACTTACCACGTTCCGTGCCATTCCTGCGGTGACTTTCAGGCGATGGAGTTTGGCCAGATCCGCTGGGACGAAACGGCAAGAGCCGAGGACGGCAAGTGGGACATGAAGCGAGTGTCTGAAACAGCTGCCTACTACTGCCCGAAGTGCGACGCCAAGTGGACGGAAAGTCACCGGCGCAAGGCGATCGAGCAGGGCAAGTGGGTGGCGGCTAACAACAGCGCGGAAACGGGCCGGCGCTCTTTCCGATTGCCCAGCTGGTACAGCCCCACGATTACCTTTGCGGATTGCGCAAAAAAGTTTCTCACAGAAAAGCATTACCTGCACGGGTTGCAGGGGTGGGTTAACGGATGGAGTGCGATGCCGTGGGAAGATCAATTTGATGACGACGATTTAACAAACATACCGCCGGGGGCGTTTGGCAAGAAGCAGCTGTGGGAAACCGATCACATTAAGCTAGCCGCAATCGATAGGCAGATTGACGAGTTCTGGTTTGTGGTGCGTGCGTTCGCCAGGGATGGATCGAGCCGTTTGATTGAGGAAGGCAGACGCCGAACGATTGAGGATATCGCCCAATCCTTGCAAGAGCTTGGCGTAAAAAATATCCATACCTGCATTGACTCTGGCTACGAAACGCAAGACACCTACAGGATTGCAGCACGTTACGGCTGGGTAGCCATTAAGGGAGAGGAGCGGCAGTTTTTCTATATTGAAGGCGTGGGCGGTCGAATGAAAAGCGTGCACAGCTCCGACCAACCGACCGACGCAGGATGCCGCCTGCTCCTCTTAAGCTCTCCGTCGTGTCAGGATTTGCTGGCGTGGTTACGCCGAGGGCAGGGGCCGATGTGGGAAGTAGCGCACGACGTTAGCCCGGAATACCGGGAGCATATGGCCAGCCATAGGAAAGCCCATCGCATTAACCGGAAAACGGGCAAAGATCTTTATGAGTGGATTAGAATCAAAGGCAGGCAGGATCACTTATACGATTGCGAAACCTACCTAGCTGGGCTGGCGGTATGGGGTAAAGTAATTCAAGCCGAGGCAGCTATGGCCCCAGAGGCAAAGGCGTGATTGACACGATTAGAACGGAGTCGTGGATCGTGCTCTCCTTTTTTCTCTCTGGATTCAGGCGTCTAAAAACGCCCAGGCTCTTGTCCTTGCCTTGGAAGCAATCGCAGCTGGCCAAGCCACCGTCTTTCAAAATGGCGGGCGCACAATGATTTCGGCAAGCGTGGCTGGCAAATCTTTTAACTACCAAGTCACCTCTGGCATCACGCCGGTGGAGGTGGCCAAAGCGGCGCTAGACGGTTGGCGCTTAGTCAGCGGTAAGACCGATGCAGAGGTGACGGAAATCTTTACAGGCGATCAGACCCTAGTGACTTATCCGCGTTTTGTAGAAAAACCATTTTCGGTCGGATACTAATATGGGCCTAGGTTCAAAGATTATCACGACTTGGAGCCGCATGATCCGAGCGGTCGGCCCCGACACTCGTAAGCGTCGGTTTGTCGAAGCACAGCTAGGCGATACTCGGCTGGACGTTAGCGCCGCATCACGGCAGGCAATCTCATCACTAGCCCGCTGGCTTTGCTATAACGATCCGACCATTCGCGGTGCAATCGACACCATCACCCGCAACACGATTGGCTCTGGCATTAAAGCGCAATCCCGTACCAGTGACGAAGCATGGAACGCGGACGCCGAGGCGTGGTTTGATATGTGGAGCGGCAGCTGCGACGTAAGAGGAATTTTGGACTGGAACACCATGCAGCAGGTGGCCACCCGCACCATGTTACGGGATAATGAAATTTTTGCGTTGCTAACTGATAACGGTGACGGCTATCCGCTGATTCAGTTGGTGGAAGGGCACCGCTGCGAAACGCCAACCTACCTGGGCACAGAGACAAACATTTTCGACGGAGTGCGACTGAACAAAAACGGCAGGCCACTAAGTTACTACATTCGCACGGGTAACGATGGCGAAAAATTTACTGAGGTGCAGGCAAATGATTTGATCTTGCTGGCAGAACGCGATCGGGCAGATGAAGTGCGATCGATTAGCAAGCTGGCATCTTGCATTAACACTTGCCTCGATAGATCGGAAATTCTTGAGACAGAAATGCTTGCGCTAAAAAGAGCTGGGCAGATTGGGTTAGCTTTAGAGTCTACCACCAACAGCGGCCCCGGCTTTTTTAACCCGACCGAAACAGACGACTACAACTTAACCACTGACAAAATCTTTGGCGGCGGTGCGTTGCTAAATGTCCCGATGGGGAAAGTATTGCGAGAAATTAAAAACGATCGGCCTAGCCAAAATCTACAGACTCACATGGATCAGTACCTAAAGGCCATCGCTCAAACCCTCGGCTTGCCTTACGCAATGATGTGGGATCCATCCACACTCAGCGGGCCTAATACCCGCCTGATTCTCGGCCAGGCACAGCGCCGGTTTGATGAGGTGGCGCAGACAGTAGTTACTCAATTTATTTCAAGGATCAGAAAGTGGGCACTGGCCAAAGCAATTAAACGCGGTGAGCTGACGCCACCTAGGGGAATGACGATGTGGTGGGCGGCCGAGTATCACACGCCAGCGAAGGCCACCATAGACGCCGGTCGGGATTCTGCAGCTGACCGGGAGGATCTGAAGATGGGCTTGACCAGTATGGCATCCATATACGCCTCACGCGGAGAGGACTATCAAACAGCCATTAACCAAAGAATCGCTGAATCGATTTACATAAAAAAGCAGTGCGCGGCCGCTGGAATCGATACCACTGCAGTGCAAATTTTTAGTAACCAACCAGCGCCAACCGTAGCCGTTACTCCGCCCAGTATCCCACCGGCCCAAGACACGACCGTCACACCGGCACTAGAGGCAGGGGAGGCAACCGTGCACCTAACCATGGCCGAGCCGGAGACTGCGCCTGCACCCGCCCCTACCACTGATACTTTTACTATGCGCGACGATGCTGACTTTACTCTGACCAAAGCCGAGCAGGACATGGTCGTCTCTGCTTTAGGTATTGGTAAGTACCGCCCTAAGGCAAAACCCAAAAAGAAAAAATAGTTGCTACCCTGCCCAGTGGGAGCAGGCTTAGGCGGTGGTTAGGCTTTTAATTTTGAGCTTTGCGTGCACTGGTCTGGTTTACGGTCAAACACAAGAAACCGCTGCCGACCTTGCGGAGAAGCAGAATCAAGCAGCGCTGCATGAGGAAACAAGGCAGATGGAGTTGGAAATGGTTCGCGCGGAGCGAAAGGGAGCAGGGGCAGTTTATGAATTATGGAAAGAGAGGACAGCCCAACAAGCAGAAAGAGCAAACAAATCTAGGTCATCTTCAGATGTTTTAACCTTTGAAAGAATGCTCTCCTCGACTCTTGAGGCGCTATCTCGTTTTATTGATAAAAGGGGGTTCACCTATCGCTTGCCCTCGGATAACCCCAACTCGGCGGGGCAGGAGGTTCCTAAATCTTATATGATGGACGAGGAGGCTAGAAAATTAGAGCACCTCCTAGACGAATCCTTGCGCGATCCTAAAAAGTAGTTTCGCCTCCTTTGCAGGACTAATTTGACACGCCATGCGCGGGCATGGCTTCAACAAAACTATTTAAGGGAATTTCCGTCATCACCGCTGGCCCCGCTTTAGGCCACGGCATGACTATCGACGCCGACACCCTAGAGCAAGTTGTCCGAGCCGGTAATGAGCTGGGGCAAATTAAGGTGCTTTCCGATCACAGCTCTAGCGTTTCTAACATTATTGGGTACCTAGAGAACTTCAGCTTAGACGGCGGCCGCGTTCGTGCGGATCTGACCCTGCTGGAAAGCCATGATGGCTTTGCCTATTTTAGCGAGCTGCTAAGCACCCTGCCAGGACAGATTGGTTTTTCGATCAGCTTTTCTGGCGTTCCGCGTGTGGCTGAGGATGGCACCCAACTGGCCGACGTTAACACTCTTTACTCAGTCGACCTCGTGACCACTCCTGCGGCCAATCCGACAGGCGTTTACTCCGCGCGGGTTGACACACTCAAAACGCTTAATATGGATACAACCGTAAAGGAATCAGCGCCGGTTATCGAAACCGCGCCCGCAGCACCGGCGGCCCCGGCGTTTAATGCCGAGCTGGCCATCGCCGCTCTCTCCGCCCGCATCGACGAACTCGTCGGCAAATTTGCCGCCAAGTTTGAAGCTGTGGTCGAGGAAGCTCCCGTAGCCGCTGAACCCGCCGTAACCGAAGCCGCCCCAGAAGTCGTGGCCGAAGTTGCTGCCGAACTTTCCGAGAACCCCAAGATCGTTGCCTTAAACAACGAACTTGCCCGTCTCAAAATCGATTTAGAAGCCAGCAAGGGAACAAAACCCCTTGAAATTGTGGCACCCACCCTTTCCCGCGCTGAGTTGCTGAAGCAATTCAACGAGGAAAAAAATCCCGGTCGTGCGGCCGTGATTTATAAAAAACTAAACACGCTCGCACGATAATCAAGAAAGAAGGATAGATATATGGCAAATAGTCTCGCCTCAGTCAGCAACGGAAAGTTAGTTTCTCAACGCGCACTTAGCTTGCTCGTCGAGCAATTCCCTTTCCTCACGTCCGCCTACGCGGACTTCTCCGACGCTTCCGCCCGTAAAGGCGACGTCATCACCACCCATCTAGTGACTGCGGCGACTGCCGTAGCCTACAGCACATCCAACGGCTACGTCGCGGGAGACCGCACGCAGACTGATTGCATCGTGACCTTGAACAACCTTGTTCATAGCACCGTGGCAATCAACGACGATGAAGCAGCCAGCTCCTCGATCAACTTGATCGAGCGCTTTGCCGCATCGGCCGCACACGCCTTGGGCAAACAGATGGTCGACACCTTGCTCGGCACGATCAGCGCCGCGTCCTACACCTCCACGATGACCGTGGCGGCGGACACTCTCAGCTACCGCTCTATTGTTTCAATGGGTGTGGTGCTCGATGGCAATAAAGTGCCTAGCGCCAACCGCTACGCCATCGTTAGCCCGAACAACAAAGCCAGCTTGCTGAACGACTCCTCGATCGTGGCCAACGCCCAGATCCAGGGTGACGCAATCCGCACTGGCTCAGTTGGAATC